ACTGCGTTCAGTCCTGTATTCAGATACATGGAGGAACACGGTATCAACCCTGTTGCCTGTGTGTTTCTAACTGACCTTTGCTGTAATGACTTCGGTGATGCACCTGACTATCCAGTCCTATGGGTGTCAACACATTCAGACGAAGCACCATTCGGTGAGGTCGTAATGATGGAAGGTAAATAATGGGTAATGTTAAACAACTCTGCATTGAAGCAGAGTCACTGTTGGTTACATGTCTCGATGAATGGGGCATGACCAACGAACAAGCCTTTGCAAAAATACGCAAAGACTTAGGGGCTATGGCAGAAAGTCATGTCCGTGAACTTATAACCAAATGGAACGAAGGAGATAACTATGGCAACAGTACGATTCAGCCAACAACTAAAAGATAATATCCGTAGTAATGCTCGGAGATTATATAAACAAGCAATAGATAATGCTAAGAAAGATGTGCCTGCACATTGGGCAGACAAGATATATGAATGTCTTTTTCCTGCTGATGTTATTGCTAAGTTCAATGCACTACCTGACTACGCATTGGCTAAGAAAGAATACATTGGTTTCAATGGGTTTGAGAATGCACCTAGTGATGTATATCAAACTGCCGAACACAAGACTGATACATGGACTTGTAGTGAGGTTTCATTGAACTTCAGTAGTCCTCGTAGGTTTCCTCATAACCAACCTAAAGAAGTTATGGGATTTGAAATGGGATACAGAGGTAAAGCAGACTTCAATGATACCCGATGGGATTGGTTGAAGCCTGAGTTTAAAGAATACACTCGCAAGATATTTGAAGCCGAAGCAAAGGAAGCAAAGTTTCTTGATGGTGTAGATAACCTCACACAAACATACACCACATTGGCACCTGCTTTGAAAGCATGGCCTGCATTGTGGGATTTACTAGATGATGACGTCAAAGAACGTCACAAGAAAGTAGTAGAGCGTGGTACTAAAGATGTAGGTGAACTTGATGTTGACCTAAACGATATGACTGCGGCTGTAACTTTCTCAAAACTAACACGCTAGGAGGTGTAAATGTATACATGGTGGACGAGTGATAGGTCTCTCAATACCTATGAAGAAATGCTAGCGGCATTTAAGACAGCACGAAACCCTTTGAAAGGTAAACCAGTTAACCATAACTGGCGACTGTATATGCTAGAAGATAACAAAACAATCAGGATAAATTGTGAAGGATATGGTACTGAACCATTAGCCGACGTAACACCTGACAATATAATAACCTTTATTGGTAGGGATAATCATATGTATAACATGGCACAGACTTATGTGTCCTCATTCTACAGATGGTTTCCGTTTGTAGTTCAGCGACACCGTAAAGGTTTATATCGTATTGGTTCATCCAAGAAGATAGATGAAGCAATGAACAACCTTAAAGAAGGTGATAGTCATTACACTCACTTTACTAAAGTGATAAACGGTATGCCTTCATACTTCAAGGGATTGCAGTTCAACTTGTTGACAGGTGAGTGTCTTAACCAGAAACCAGATGACAAGTTCATCGAACGCCCTGCACAACGTAAGGAATGGCGTAAACATCTTACCCAATTCAAAAAAGGTTTGAAAGCAAGGGCTAAAGTTCATGCACTTGATGGTATCGCACAAGAAGTTCTGAACGAATCACAGGCTCAGAACAGGTGGGATAGGAAGAAACCTGATTGGTCAGCAGATGAATGGCAAGACTTGTTAGAGAATAGTATCCGTAAGAATGTATTTCCTAGAGAAATACTCAAGGGTTTTATTCAAACAGCAATGAGTTCATATAACCCTGCAATACCTAGCCCCAAAGAAATTATGGATACCGTAGATAAAGTCATGAATGACTTAAGTATCCCAATGCGTAGACGATTCAATGTGTTCGAGCAAGAAGGACACGATGAACAGAAGTACGAGTCTTATGCAGGCGGTTACAAAGAGGTATCTTAATATGACTGTTCTAGTATGGGATGGTTCTAATCTTGCAACTGATAGACAAGCCAATGATGGTTCCGCTAAATGGGAATCATCAAAGGCATGGTATGTCACCATTGATAACGAAGTCTGTATTGTGTCGGGAGTGGGGCTACTCGATGACATAATAAAGATGCGTGAATGGATCAAACAAAGTGGCGTACCTCAGGAGTTCCCTGCATTAACAAGTAAGTCAGAACTTATTGTGGTGCGTAGGGACACAGGGCTGTGGTTGTATGAAGGGATACCTTTCCCTGTACATTGCGGCTTTAATCCTCGTGCCTTTGGTCACGGTAAAGACTTTGCATATGGTGCGGTTGCTATGGGTGCGAATGCACAGCAAGCAGTCGAAGCATCCAATATGTTTTGTTTACATTGTGGTAAAGGTGTGGAAGTATTTAACTTAAACGGAGAAGGTAATGAAAAAGAAAACAACAAAGAGGGATAAGGTTAATGCCTATATCTCTAAGCATCCTAATGCTACTGCAACACAAGTAGCAAAGGCAACAGGAGTATCTTATAACTACTGTTGGTCTGTTATGAAAACACCTAACAAAGAAGTTAGGAAGGAGGTGGCGTCTAATAAGACGCCTAGGTTTCGTAGCGAAGTCCTCTTTACAGCAGAACAACTCGTCAGTAGAGACCGAGAAGAAGAACATGGCAATGCCAGTGACAACTGGAAAGCTATTAGTGGTCTTTGGTCTAGTTATCTTGGGTATGATGTACCTGTTGAATCAGTTCCTATAATGCTGATGTTGATTAAGGTAGCAAGGCTGCGTCAGAACAAGACTAACGTAGACAATTATGTTGACATATGTGGGTACGCCTCATTGGCAGCAGAACAAGTGAGGTAACAATGGATATCGTAACCATAGATTTTGAAACTTATTATGACCGTGAGGTCTCACTGTCTAAGATGACAACTGAAGCTTACATTCGTGATGATAGGTTCGAAGTTATTGGTGTCGGTGTCAAAGTAAATGACCATCCTACCGATTGGTATAGTGGTAATGATGTGGGCAAGTTCCTTAAGTCTCTTGATTATTCAGACAAGGGGATACTTGCTCACAACTGTGTGTTTGATGGTGCAATACTATCGTGGAAGTATGGTATCAAGCCTAAGTTTTGGTTGGATACTTTATCTATGGCTAGACCTTTTCACAATGCAACTGTGGGAGGTTCACTCAAAGCCTTAGTAAATCATTATGGTATTGGCAAGAAGGGGGATGAAGTTATCCAAGCCCTAGGTAAAAGGCGTAAGGATTTCACACCCGAAGAACTAGATAGGTATGCAAGTTATTGTGTCAACGATGTTGACCTTACTTATCAACTGTTCAAGATTCTTGTGAAGAAATTTCCACCATCTGAACTCATGGTCATTGACCAAACCATGAGGATGTATACCGAACCAACAGTAGAATTAGATAGTGAAGTGTTGGAGTCCCATCTCGAACAGGTCAAAGCAAACAAACAGAAACTTATTGATGATCTGTCGCTCAATGGTTTGAGTCAGGAGAGAGTCAAGAAGGCTCTGATGTCTAACCAAATCTTTGCGAAGTTACTACAAACAGTAGGAGTAGAACCCCCTACTAAGATAAGTCTACGCACAGGCAAGGAGACCTTTGCGTTTGCTAAAACAGATAAGGAGTTCACTGCCTTACTAGAACATCCTGACGTGCGTGTGCAGAATCTCGTGGCGGCGAGGCTCGGCACCAAGTCCACAATAGAGGAGACCCGAACCGAAAACCTTATTAAAGTATCGGAGCGAGGTCGCCTACCTATTATGCTTAATTATTATGGGGCACACACAGGTAGGTTTAGTGGTGGTGACAAACTCAACTTGCAGAACCTACCCCGTAACGGTGCTATTCGTAAGTCAATCACTGCCCCATTGGGTGAGAGTATGATTGCTTGTGATTCATCACAAATAGAAGCACGAATGGTTGCTTATGTATCGGGTCAAGAGGATTTACTAGAAGCATTCCGTGAAGGTCGTGATGTGTATAGTGAGTTTGCAAGTGAAGTATATGGCAAGAAAGTGACGAAAGATGACAAGGTAGAACGCTTTGTTGGTAAGACCTGCATACTAGGATTAGGTTATGGTATGGGTCATGTTAAGTTTCGTAACACTCTTGCTTTGGGTATGGGTGGTATGTCGGTACAGATCGACGAGAACGAAGCACAAAGGATTGTAAACTTATATAGGAATAAGAACCATAAGATTGCTTCCTTTTGGAATAGATGTAACCACGCATTATCAGAGATTGTAGCAGGCAGAACTGGGCAACAATGTGACATTGTAAGTTATGACGCTGAAGGTATTGTGTTACCTAATGGATTACGACTTACATATCCTGCGTTGCGTAGAGGTGATGACGGCTATGAATATATCAATGACGCAAGAACATTCCGTAAGCTAGCACATAAAAGGATTATGACTGGCGAGCAGATTGATAT